TTATCGCCAGCAACCATTACCGACACTTTTGGCACACACTCTGAACTTCGTAAGTCTCTAGGGCTTGGTCCACATAGAGGGGTTGATTACTCCATCAAGCGTGGAACACCACTAAAGGCAATTGGCAGAGGCACAATCGTTAGAGTCTATGAGTCCAAGGTTCTAGGCCATGTAATCGAATTACGTACCTATGTCACAGCTGAGAAACTTAGAATCTTTGCATACTGCCACCTAGATGAAGTTATCGTCAAAGAGGGCCAAGCAGTAAAGCAAGGTGACATCATTGGGCATGTAGGAAACTCAGGAACATCTACTGGAGCGCATCTGCATCTGATGTGTGGTAAGTCAGAGAACCTGGCAACTATGCCTGTTGAGGACCCTCTGCAATGGCTACCTAAGATTGGAAAAAAGTAATGAAGTATTGGATAACTAGATCACTAAGAGTTGCAGCATTCGCTGTTGCTACTGGTATTGCCTTTATGGGTGCAGGTAACGTGTTCGGCATTAGTGCAGTTCAATCAGCTGCATTCGGTGCAGTAGGTGCTGTCCTAGGTCTATTGGCTACCTTGCTATTCACTTACGCCAGTAAAGCATCTGTACCTGATGAAGACTTCGACTCAGCAATCAACAAGGCAATCGAATCTGTGGCAAGCGACACGAAAGACAAAAAGTCTAAATAGGTCACTATGCTTTAAGCATGACTATTGACCACCAAATAGAATCACTCGGCCACGCCAAATTATTAGGGTATTTTGCACATGACTCTGAGGAATGGCACGAAGCTCGTAAAGGTGTTGCAGGTTCACTTGTAGGCACTCTCATGGGCCATAACCCTTGGCGTTCTGCCTATACTGCCTACCATGAATATCTAGGACTTTTACCTAGAGAATCTACTGGTCCATCTATGGCCATGCGCCTAGGCACTATCTTTGAAAAACCTATTCAAGACCTCTGGCAAGCAGAGAACTGGGAATGGTTAGAAGTACACAACACAGGGACATGGGCCTCAGTATCTGAACCACGTTTCAAGGCTAACCCTGATGCATTCATTCAATGGACTAACGGACATCTAGGCATCTTGGAAATCAAGTTCTCGCGTAACCCGATGAATGAACTGCCACCAATGTACCGAGACCAAGTCATGTGGTATCTGCATGTCCTAGGTTTAGAGACTGGTGTTCTGGTTGCTGTGGCTAATGGTGAACTTGTCGAACACAAAATCGAATACGATGCAGAATACGCTAAAGAGCTTGTTGCCAGAGCCTATGAGTTCTTAGATCATGTGGACAAAGAAACTGCACCTGACTGGGACGGTAGCCAATCAACCTATGAAACAGTCCGAACAATGTCCGACCAAATACATGATGATGAAATTGAGTTAGGCGAACTATATCCAAGTTTGATTAGAGCTAAAGAGGAATACGATGATGCTGACCAGCGTCTAACCTTGCTCAAATCTAAAGTGTTACACCTCATGGATGGAGCCAAGACTGGCACATTCGAGGGTGACAAAGTAATAACACTCCAGGCAAGAGGCTCTGGGGCTCCGTTCATTGTTTTCAAGAGAGGCTAACAAAATGGGTTTTAACATGGATGATTATGTCGATGTAGCTGAGAGGCTAAAGAAGTTTAAGGAGGTTTACCCTAATGGATCACTTCAACAGGTTTCCCTACAATTTATTGACTTTGCTGGTAAGTCTTGGGTTGTCTATACTGCTGCTGCTTATAGGACTCCTGATGATATCACTCCTGGGCATGGCACAGCTTGGGAACCGGTACCTGGTACGTCCAATTTTAAACGCGATTCGGAAGTAATGAATGCTGAGACCTCGGCTTGGGGTAGAGCAATCGTTGCTGTTCTGGCATCTGACACTAAGCGCATCGCATCTAGGAATGAGATACCTGTAAAGGCACCTGTAAAGGTCACAGAGGACTTCATGGCTCTAGCGCACCTAGAATACGAAAAGGGAGACATTGAGGCTCTAAGAGGCATTTACAAGCGGGCTAAGGCTACTAGGGGAATTACACCTGAACTGCTTACACAAATCGAGGAACTGGCTAAAGGTCTAAAGAAATGAAATGCCCTACACCAGTGAGAGGAACTGATGCAGGGCTACAGTCTAAGGACTGTCTCGGCAGAACCACCTCTGCCACTAGAATACTTACACCACAATTGAGAGAGGTCAAACATGTCGGCTAGAAGTGTCGCATCGGTTTTACATCATTCTCAACATTCAGGTACGCCTAAGCTAGTTCTTTTAGGTATTGCCTGGCATATGTCAGAGACTGGTCACGCTGGAGCATGGCCAAGCATCAGTAGATTAGCAACCTACTCAGGAGTTTCAGAACGCCAAGTTATTCGAGCACTAGCTGTGTTAGAGGAATCTGGTGAACTGGATGTAGATCGTCATAAAGGCGAATCTTATGGTGGTCACCGAACTAACCGTTACTGGATAAATGTTCCATGTCCAAGTAGCTGCGAGGGAGGAATGTACCACCGCGATTTTGGAGATAATGTCCCTAAGTTTGAGGTTGTGGATAACTTCGACACACGTGACATCCAAGGTCAAATACGGTGACATCTAAGGTAGCAATAGGTGACATCTGCGACACAATACGGTGACACTAATGTCACTTAACAGAACAATATAGAAAAACTATATTAAAAACAATTAACTATATAGAGAGGGCCTGTGGATAACATGGCTAAAGTCAAAACCGAAATCAAAGTTTCAAGCGTCTCTGCAAATGGAGAATGGGCTGGGAGAGTAATTCAAGGTTGGGAAACATACAACGCTGATTACAAGGGAACTCGTTACACCAAGAAACGTCAATGGACTGCATTCTTTGAACTGCCAACCAACATCAACAAGGATGACGTCATTGAGATCACTGGTGAGCTACAAACCAAAACTGATGGCGTGCCAAATGAGTTCGAGGGTAAAACCTACTTCAAGATTGAACACATCATCGCAGACGCAAAGTTCACACTAATCTCAGCAGCAGTTCCAATTCCACCATCAGCGCATGATGCCTGGAACAATCCAACACCCGACTCAGGTCAAAGTCCGTTCTAGATCATGTACATCCGTGTCTATGGTGACCCTGCACCTCAAGGTTCTAAAACAGCCAGAATGGTGAATGGCCATGTGGTCATGTGGGAGTCGTCTAAAAAGTTACCTGGATGGCGTGAAAGTGTAGTGATGGCTGCAAAGGTTTCGTTCATGGAGAATAACTCTCAAACGATACTCGGACCAGTCACACTTCACTGCACGTTCTACATGCCTAGACCGAAATCAGTTAATCGCAAATACCCGAACACCATGCCTGACTTAGACAAGCTCTTACGTGGTATTGGTGATGCCCTGCAAATCTCAGGTGTGATTAGTAACGATGGCCAAATAGTTTCAATTGAGGCTCACAAAGTTTATGCAGAATCGTCAGCTGAGAATGGCGTGGAAATCTGGCTTACTAAAAAGTTATGATCCGTGAAGTGTGTGCCTGTGGTGCAGAGTTTGAAACCGATGACCGAGAGGCTATCCAGTTGGTGAAGTCTTGGCGTAGGACACATAAGCACTCAGAAAAGCCTTCAAATGCCCCTACAAGCGATGGAACTATCTTATCTGATACACAGGTTAGTCTAGGGTTTCAAGCCCTGTACGAGCCTCCAGAGCCCGATTTAGATGATGGTAACAAATCCATAACTAAATGAAACGACACGCTTGAAACTACGCGCGCACCACATTAGGCTCTAAACATCTGCAACAGGGCAGATAAAAACGGACAAAGGACAAACAAATGACAAACGCAGTAATCGGGATGATGTGCCTCCTCGGGTTCATGTATCTCCTAGAAATCTCACAAACCAGACCAGACCTAGGTTTCGGCCTAGCAGTATTCGTTGGTGTTATGTACTTCGTAGCACTATTCGACATGGTGAGGAAGTCACGCAGATGAGTTACGCAAGACAATCAGATCCAAGAACATCACATCTAGCAGCTGCAAGCATCAGCGCAGACCACAAAGTAAACGTTAGAACCGTAATACTAAAACTGCTAGAACTAACCCCTATGACCGACCCTGAACTATGCCAGGCATACACCAACCTCGTCTACATCGGACAAGCACCTAAAGCATCTGACCAACACATCAGGACACAACGCAAAATGTTGCATGACCTCCAGCTAGTACATGTCGTTGGAATGGCTCAAACAGAGTCAGGTCGTCAAGCAAGAGTATGGAGAAAAGCATGAGCCATGAGATGAGCAAGCAACAACAAAAGCAAGTCGCTGAAAAGGCTGCAATCATAGCCAACACCGCATTCCTGTTAGGTCGCAAAGCTGAGAGACAACACATCATCGACATAATGATGAATCAGCCTGTGTCTGAGGAATTACATAAAGTTATCGAACTGTTGAGAGAGGAAACCACCAATGCCTGATCTAGCTAAAAGAGAATCTGTATACTTCATCGCATTCGCACTAACTGCATTCGCAATCATGTTAGGCATCATCTACTGGTGGGGTTCATCACAACCTAACTGCTGGGAACGTTACACCACCGAAAAGGCTGCAATCGAGGCGTGTGAACAATGAGAGAGAAACCTAACGAAACCACCGTGTTCACAACCTGCAAGTGCAGAGAGAACAGCAACAACTTGGTAATGACTCGCGCATACTTCAGCGAAAGAGTTGAGGCCAACATCCAACATGGTCGTAAAGAGGCCATAGAGGAAATCCTAGAACTGCTAGAAGTACATAAGAACCTCTGGTTCAGCCAGTCACTAGCAATCGGCTCTGGAGCATTCTGGAGCAACAAAGCACAAACAACACAAGCTCTAATCAGCGAGATAAGGAAACGTTATGTCTGACATCAAACACCTGGTAGATACCAGCATCAAAATGGCAACAGCAAGCATCATAGATGCGTTACGCGTTTACAAAGATGGAAACAGGGAATCTAAATACGATTGTGGTTATGACGATGGTCTAGATCAGGCAATCAGATTAGTGCAACTGTTCCAGCAAAAGTTAGATGAGCCACGTCAAAAGTTGGAGGACTAATGACTAGCTGGATAAAGACAGAGGACTCTATTGCTGCACGTAAGCATGCCATCACCAATGAGTTTGACAGAGTTATCAAGGAACTAATGGCTAGAAGAGTATTACGTCACAGCATCCTAGGTGCACCGTTATATGTAATCTACACAGAGGATGGAGCAATGGACATAACACTCAAAGATTTAGCACCATGCCTAAAGTTCTATCCAGGGGAATGTCTATGCAAGGAGTGCAGTAATGGCCGATGAATGGAAATGTCCTACATGTAGTGCAACGCTTAGATGCTCATGCCAATCTATGGAATGCTCATTCGACTATGACATTAGAGCTCATGTCAGGCGTGACCTAATCAAGGCTATTGAGACAGCCCTAGCATGGATGGAAGTCAAGGCAGTAAATAGAGCAATAGACACAGCCTTAGATGAGAACAAAGAACCACCATGTTGCCAATCATGTTTGGAGAACTAAGTGGCTGAGTGGCACAGTAGCAAGGAATGGATAAAGGCAAGAGCCTACGCTAAGACCATCCTTGAACCAGTATGCGCTAGATGTGGTAAAGACCTTGAGGGTAACGACTGGACTATCGACCACATGATAGCTAGTGATCCACCTAACCATGACATAAGTAACTTGCAGTCGATGTGTCGCAGGTGTAATGGTTACAAACAAGATAAAGTATTGGAAAGGATCACGTGGTCCTCCGATAGATGGCACTAATCCTGTCCTATTAGCCCATCAGAATAGCCCTATCATCTACTTGCCTAGGTGGTAGGGTTTTTTCTATGGATGCTGTTTCATCCCACGCAAGTTTCGCCATTAAGACGGAATAGGTAAATTATCCAGAGAGAGAGGACCGAATGGTCAAGGATGCATTAGAACAATGGTTGTCAGGTTTAGAACTGGCATTGGACCAAAAGATACTGGCTCGTATCTGCCTGGCACTAGCTGAGGACTTCGATAACAAAGCCAACACTTCAACTGCTGCCGAACTTCGTAAGACTTACCTTGAACTCAAGAGGTCTTTAGGTGACCAAGGTGCACATGATCCATTAGAGGCAATTCTCAAACGATGAAACAAAGCCTGAGGAATGGCTTGCGCTTACCAGCAATCTATACAAAGCCTTTAGCCGAGAACTTCCTAACTGATGGTGACAAGCTCATTGAGTTAGTCAATTTGGCGTGGAAGTCACCGGAGCAACCTGATGGCATCAAGTTGGATGAATGGCAAAAGTGGCTGTTGAAACACATGCTGGAACGCTACCCTCCTAACCATCCTAAGTACGCTGGCCAGTTACGTTATCGTCAAGTGGTTGTCTCTATGGGTCGCCAGAATGGTAAGTCTCTACTAGGAGCAATCCTCGGCATCTATGGACTGTTACTTCACAATCAAGGTGCACAGGTTATCTCCCTGGCATCATCTACTGACCAAGCCCGAATCATCTATTCGCGAGTCCTGTTCACTATTCAACAGAATGAGTGGCTGGCTAAACGTTTCCGTAAAGCAACTGAACAGCGTGGAATCCTAACTGCCGATGGCTCTGGTAGATACGATGTCAAGGCTGCTAAAGAATCTGCTCTGCAAGGTATTCCAATGAGTCTCTGTTTGTTCGATGAATTGCACCTAGCGAAAACTGGCATGTGGTCGGCTGCTGTTCTTGGTACTGCTCAACGCAAGGATGGAATGGTTATCGGTATTACCACTGCTGGAGACCAGTCAAGTCAAACACTTATAGATCTATACAAACTTGGCACAGCTGCTGCACAGGGAGACCCTGACTTAGAACGTATCGGTTTCTTTTGCTGGCAAGCCCCTGATGGCTCACAGGTAGATGAACCTCTGGCTCTAAAGATGGCTAATCCGTCAATAGATGCTGGCAGGTTGGACTTGAATACTGTTCTCTCTGACATTAGGTCTATTCCAGAACATGAGGCTCGCAGGTATCGACTAAACCAGTTCATCGCTGGAACTGCTAATTCTTGGATAGCCTCCGACCTATTTGCTAAAGCAGCAGGTGATGGAATAACTGTTCAAGAGAATGTAGTGCTCTCAGTTGATAGAACAAAGAATTGGGAGTTTGCAACTATTGCTGGAGCTCGTAAATGTGATGATGGCACTTTCGAAACTGAGTTGATAAACACTTACGCTGATGCCACCGAGAGAGTCCTCTATAACCGACTGAAAGAACTTTATGCCAGGGGAAGTGTCACAGCTATTGCTATGGATGAAAGACAGTTACCTAACTTGGCTAAGATGCTCAAGGCTGATGGTTTACCTGTTTGGCCTTTATGGGTTAAAGAGATGTCGGCTGCATGTTCAACTGTTTATGCCATGTTCTCAACTGGTGTTGTCAAGCATCGTAACGATCCATTACTGCAACTTCAATCTCCTAAAGGCATCGCCAAATACACCGGTGAAACTTGGATGATTAGTCGTAAAGAATCTTTAGGTGATGTGGATGCTCTGATGGCTACTGTTATGGCTCTGTATGTTTCCGCGACACACCAAGATTATGGCTTGCAAGTATTTTGACTTTGTCGTAAGTGTGCTATAAGTTCGCAAGCAGATGGCAAATGTATTTACCAGACTTTTGGGTAGAGACCGCGAGAATCGCAGTTCTACTCCAATTTGGCCTACCCGTTCTGACATGGGTGCTGGACCTAATCAAGCTCTAACTCTTACAGCGGTTTACAGGTCTATTCAGATTATCGCGACACCTATCTCCAAGATGCCTATGCAAACTTTCCGTTATGCCACAGGTATGGAGATGCCAGTTGAGAACCCTGTTCTAGTGAACAAACCTAACTTCCTTGAGACTAAGAGAGACTTCCTGTTTCAGACTGTGGTGTCTATGGCTTTGGATGGAAACGCGTTTTGGCTAAAGTCTTATGGCTCTAATGGTCAGGTAAACAACTTGACTCTGGTTCCACCTAGTGCAGTAACAATTCGCCTGGTGAATGGTGTCAAGCATTACGACTACCAAGTAAACGCTGATACTCCAGTAGCAACCACTACAACTGACATTCAGCATCTGAAACTGTTTAGCCGTGTTGGTTATCTACGTGGCTTAGGTCCGATTGACTCTTGCAACAAAGACATTCAGGCCGCTTTAGAATTGCGCAACTTTGCTGCTAACTGGTTCGGTCAAGCTGGCATCCCTACTGGAATCCTCAAATCGGATAAGCCGATTGGTAAAGAGGATGCAGATGAGATAACTGCTAGATGGCACACTAAGCAAGCTGAGAGACAAGTCGCTGTTTTAGGTCAAGGCTTTGAATGGCAAACAGTTCAACTGAACCCTAGAGATGCCATGTTCACAGATGTACAGGTTCAGCAGGTTCAGGCCATTGCAAGACTGTTCGGTATTCCAGCAAGACTTTTGCTTACAGGTGTAGATGGATCTAGTGACACTTACAGCAACCTACAAGATGAGAACCAAGTGTTCTACCGTCACACAATCATGGCTTACACCGATGCAATCTCTGATGCTCTAAGTGAATGCCTACCACGTGGCACTAGAGTTGAGTTCAATTTTGAGGGCCTATTCAGGGCTGACATGGCTAACCGTTTCAACATGTATGAGACTGCTATTCGCGCAGGTTTCATGACAACCGAGGAAGTACGTAGAAAAGAGGGTCTCGAATGACCGAATTAGAAACTAGAAGTTTTGAGGTTCGCCTTGAGGCTGACACTAGAGAAGTAGTTGGACTTGCTGTTCCTTATGGTCAGGTTGCTGACATTGGTGGCGTTTACCGTGAGCAGTTCGTACCTGGTGCAATCCGTTCAGTTGAGGATGTCAAGCTCTTTTGGCAACACTCAGAACCTATTGGCAAGATTCTTGAGGGTAGAGACACAGAGGCAGGTTTTGAAATCCGTGCCATGATCTCTGACACACCTAGAGGTAACGAGGCTTACACCTTGCTCCGTGATGGCGTTATCAACAAGTTTAGCGTTGGCTTTATGGCTGTTGAACAAACCAGAGAGGGTGACTTAGTTACTCGTACACTCGTAGATTTGAGAGAAGTTTCTCTCGTAAGTTTTCCAGCGTTCACCGGAGCATCTGTCTCCGAAGTTCGTGAGGAAATAACCGTTGCCGAGGTGGTAGCGGATTCAATCCAAACAAAGGAAACCAACATGTCTGAAAACATGGAATTGGATGTCCGTGCTGTTCAAGATGAAGTGGCTGAAATCCGCAGAGAACTTGAGCTAGTAAAGACTCCAGCAATCGCAACAAACGCATTTGAAACCAAGTTCCGTTCACAGGGTGAGTACGCTAAGGCTCTTGTCTCTGGTGATCAGGATGCAGTCGAACTGTTCCGTGCAACTAGCGCAGACGCAGCTCTTAGACCAGCATTCGTAGGCTTCATCAACAACCTAATCAACACAGGTCGTCCAACTCTAAACGCGTTCAACATTCAGGCTCTACCAGCAACTGGTCTAACCATTGAATACGCAAGAGTAAACACCAACACAATCGCAGTTGGCAAGCAGACCACAGAGAACACCGCACTTTCAACTGGTGACGTTGCTCTATCAACTGTTTCTGTTCCAGTTGCAACCTATGGTGGTTTCACCAACATCTCAAAGCAAGCAATTGAACGTTCAACTGTGAACTACCTTGACGTAGCATTCCAGGCAATGTCTCTTGCTTACGCAAAGAAGATGAACGTGGACTTCATTGCTGTTCTTGCAGGTCTAACTTGGACTGGTAAGACATTCGACATCTCAGCTCTAACTGCTGCTGCTGTTATGGGTGGACTTGCTGATGGTGCTGCATTCATCTACAACGCGACTGGTCTATCTCCTCAGTTCATCGTTGCAGGTACAACTGCTTACAAGCGTCTAGTTTCAATCGTTGATACTTCTGGTCGTCCAGTTGTTTCACAGGTTGGCGATGGTTCAAACACAATCGGTGGATCTAACATCCCTGGTCTAACTGGTTCAATCCTTGGCCTACCAATCGTTGTGGACCCTGCTCTAGAAGCTAAGACTGCATACCTTGCTCACTCAAGTGCTCTAACCACTTACGAATCAGCTGGTACTCCAACACGTCTAAGTGACACCGATGTAACTAAGTTGCAGGACACTTACTCTGTTTACGGTTACGCTGCATTCGCTGTTCCATTCGAGGGTGCAATCGTTCGTCTAAACACTGGAGCCTAATAACTCATGGCTGTAACGGTGGAGCAGTTCAGAGCATATGTCGGGACTAAAGAGGTCTCTAGTTTTGTCGATTCATGTTTAGCATCTGCTAATCAGATGGTCGCCAAGTTCGTTGGTTCAGGTCGCGTACCTACTGACGTACTAGATTCTGCTGTCCTGTCTTGTGCCTCTGAGCTGTTCCATCGTAGGTCGGCACCTAATGGCGTGGCTCAATTCGCTGACCTTGGTACTACTGTACGTATTGCTAAGGATCCAATGAACGCTGCACGTGAGATGCTCCTACCCTTTACAGGTCCGGGTCTATGACGAATGAGATAACAGCATCTAAGGCTGAGTTTAAGCTCGACTTACAGAATGCAGGGTTGGATGTTTTGGACTATGTTCCAGAACGTATTACTCCACCTATTGTTATCGTCAATTCTGGTAGTCCGTACCTGATTGCTGAAACTGTCGGTAATGAGTATCGTCTTGGTCTCAATGTCACTCTGGTTGCATCTACTGCAACTAATGAGGAGGCTACTGAGGCACTGGATGAACTTATTGCTCAAACAGTTTCGGCTATTAGCACTTTGGGATATGTAATTCTCAAAACTGTAAACACACCATTTAGGTTGGCTGCGAACAACGCTGAGTATTTAGCATGCGATCTAAACATTGACCTATCCATAACTCTTTAAAGGAGAACCCGATGGCAACATCAACCAGAATCAAAGCAACAAACATCAAGTTCCTAATCGGCACTGTCGAGGAGTCATGCGATGTAAACCTAGTCGAACTAACCCTTAACGATGCACCTGGCGATGTCCAGACATTCTGTGAGGTCCGTGTTGGCGGTGAATGGAAGTTACAGCTAGATGGTGTTACCTCTGGCGACACAGGAAGTCTTTACAGACTACTTTGGGCTAACTTCGGCACCGAGGTTGCATTCCAAGTTTCACCTCAGGGTAACGCTGTTGGAACTGCATCTGCACCAGTCTACACAGGAACAGTAATCTTTGACCAACTTCCACCTCTAAGCCTAAACGCTGGTGAGATCGTGAAGTTCTCAGTTACTCTAACTGTCAAGAACGCTGTACACACTCCATCAACAACTCCACCTGTTTACTACGGCCTAACTGTAAAAACAGCTGCTTAATTAGGTTTCCTGTGGAGACTGGAATTAGTGTCGAGAACCTATCTCTGACAGTCAAGGCAATGAAAGAACTAGGCGCATCTCGCGAAGTTCTAACAGAGCCAGGCTATCAAGGTGCTCTTATCTTGATTCGTCAAGCCAAGTCATTAGTTCCAGTCAAAACAGGTGCCTTATCAGCAAGCATGCGACCTAGGCGTATTCAACGCGGTGGAAGTGTTCAAGCTGGAGGCAAGCGTGTACCTTACGCAAACCCGATTCACTGGGGATGGCTAGTTGTGTCTAATGCACACCGAGGAAAACTGAAGCCAGGTACTTACAGGGGAATCAAACCTCAACCATTCTTTAGTGAGGCCCTAGGCTACACTCAAGATGAGATACTTCAGAACTATGAACGTCTCATGCAACAAACAATCGACAATCTACCAGGAGCGAAAAAATGACCACCAATTCATTCGACTTTGAATCATTAACACTTAATGAAGTTGAGCAGATAGAACTGATTACCGGTTCGTCAATAGATCAACTAATGGATGCTGGACAGGCTAAAGGTAAAGCCATGAAAGCCATCATCTACATTATGAAAAAAAGAACCGACCCGAACTTCACACTAGAACAGGCTGGCAACATCTCAATGACTGAGGCCAACAGTTTGTTTGCAGGTGAATCTGACCCAAAAGAATAGTTGCTGACATGGCGGCTGAACGTATTGCGTTCATGGTTGTTCATGCAGGTCTAAGTCTCTCTGAGGCTAAAGGAATGACCTTGCGAGAATACCGAGCCGTAATAGATGCGCTAAAAGATAAAGGAACTGAGTAATGGCACAGAATCTAGTAGTCAATTTCATTGGAGAGAACAAACTCTCTAAGACTACTGCCGTCATTAACAGCGATCTAAAGAAGTTCGGTTTCATAGCTCAGAATGTGAGCAAAACTTTCAACAAGGCTTTCGGTGCAGCAGGTATTGGTTTATCTCTGGTCGCTGTAAGCAATCTCCTAAAGCAGTCCACTAAGGCAGCAGTCGAGGATGGTAAGTCTCAGGCTCTTTTGGCTAATGCTTTGCGTAATACTGTCGGGGCTACAACTGAGGCTATTGCTGGTGCAGAGAAGTACATATCTCGAACTCAGTTGAGTGCAGCTGTATTGGATGATGAACTTAGACCTGCTCTTGCTACGGCTGTACGTGCCACAGGTTCCCTTGCTAAAGGCCAAGATGTCCTAAATACTGCTCTGGATGTTTCGGCTGGTACCGGTAAAAGCCTAGAGACTGTAACTAACGCGATTGCTAAGGCATATAACGGAAACACAGGTTCACTTCGTAGGCTCTTGCCTAGCATCCGTGATGGTGCCGACTTTATGGAACAGTTGAATGACCAGTTTGAGGGTTCGGCTGAATTGGCTGCTAATGCTGATCCATACAAGCGTTTCCAAGTTGTCTTAGAGGACATCAAAGAAACCATTGGTCAGGCTTTACTTCCATCTCTGGAGGAGTTTAGTAAGTATCTCAGCTCGACTGAGGGCCAGCGTAATGTCAAGCAAATTGTTGGACTGTTTGTTCAAGCAGGTAAAGCCATTAGCCAGGCAACAAGGTTTATCATTCAGAACATCAACTACATCAAGGCTCTAGTGGCGTTGCTGGTCACTCTCAGAATTAGTTGGGGGTTGATTACTGGGGCCGTCAAGTTGTATGACATGGCTGTAAAGATTGCTACTACTTCAACGAAACTGCTAAAGGTTGCTCTTGTAACTACTGGTATCGGTGCTCTAGCGGTGGCTCTTGGAACTTTGGCAGCAAGTTTCATTGAGGTTGGTGATGCAGCTGAGGAGTCTCGCAATAAGGTTACTGCCGATGATCTACAAAATGGTGAAACATTCTGGGAGTACCAGGCACGTAAGCAATCTGAGGCTTGGGGTAAGTCTTATGGTGCTAAGGCAGACTTTGAAGTAAAGAACATCAAGACCACAACTAAAAAGATTACTAAAGCCATCTCTGAGGGTGCTCAGGAAGTTCTCAACACAGGCAAGTCATTCAGAGACTCTATTGGTCTTGCTCTTGGAACTTTTGGTAAAGACGAGAACAGCGTGTTCAACGTGGATGTGGTTATCAACAAACTAAAGCGTGTAGTGGATGCTGCTAAAGGCTTTGCAGGTAACTTGGCTAAACTCCGTAAGGCTGGAGCAGATGAATCTGTAATTGGCGAAATCGTTGGAATGGGTCCAGCTCAGGGAAACATCGTTGCTAAGGGCCTACTAGCCTCAGGCAGATTGAAAGAATACCTAAACTTGCGTGGATCACTATACACAACAGGTGCACAGGCTGGTGCTCAACAGGCTATGGCTGGAGATGCTACATATAACATCAAGCTTGAGGGCACAGCTGTAAAAGCATCTGACATTATTCGCGAGATACAGATACTTGAAAAGAAAACAGGCAGAAAGTACCTAGTCAATGGCTAACGATGTTTTCAACTTAGTAAGTCCAACTAACGCTACTGCCGACATTTGGATTGAATACTTCACTGGTCCAGGTGGTTCATGGACTGCTATACAGGCCAACACTTACGAGATAAACATTGACCGAGGTATCGACATAGATAGCCTGGTATTCGCAAGACCTAGTATCGGTACAGCAACAGTTCGAGTAAACAAAAAGAGTCTCTCAGATTTGCTCAATGGATCACCTTACAAGTCGAACCAGCCTTTCCGTATCAGATACAAACCTCTGCCAGATTCGGCTCCAACTACTTTTGAAACAATCTTTTATGGCTTGATTCAGAATGTAACCATGCAATACAACCAAGACAGTAAAACGCTGGACATTGAGATTGTTGCTAATGACTTTATGAAAATCTTTCTAGGCACACAGGTCACTTCCTTTAGCATCACAGGCACCACAACTAACCGTAGTTTCAGAAACGTAATGACTAACCTTGGTAACGCTGTTACAGCTGTGGATAGTCGAGTAGCGTTGGTTCAGAATGGTACAGGTGGTTCTGGTACTACTCAATGGGCTGCAACTTTGCCACCGACTGCTGATGGTATTGCCACAGGTGAGATTTTAGACATGCTGTTAGATGCCGAGTTAGGTTGGGCTTGGGCACGTAAATCAGATGACGACATCTTGTACATGACTAGGGTCGATGTAGATAGCAAACAGGCCACCTATGGCACTTGGAGCAGTTCTGCACCTACTATCTCTAACGTTCACTCAACATCTCTAAACCATTACTGTATGAATAACTTTGTGCTGTCTTACGATAGTGATGATCTAGTGAATAAAGTCAAAGCTAATCTGTACAACGCTGGCTCTTTTATCGCCTCAGTAACTTCAACTAACACCACTAGCGTGACTAATGACGGTGAACAAAGGGCTGAGTTTGACATCAACTTTGATAACACAGGTCTAAGTACTTTAGGGGCTTGGGCTACTCAGGTATCTAATGCTGCATCTATTGAGTCCGTCAAAAGTGTTAGCGTTCCAGCCATTCGTAGAGATGGTTTAGTTAGTGACTTGGCTAAGGTAGAGATTGCTGATGTTCAACAAATTGAGTTCGCATCGACTGGCCTAACTACTTTGCAAGAGAAGTACATGACTAGCCGAATCAACCACTACATCACACCACAACATTGGGAGATCACTTTAGGTCTCTGGAGGGGTGTCTAATGACTGTTGAAACTTGGGTTTACGTGTTGTCGGCTGTCGTTGGTACTACTGGACTATCGAGCTTGTTTAGGTATCTGTCCACTAGACGTTTCCAGTCGATTAGCCTGGAGGAAAAGTTACGTGCCGAGATGATGTCTCATAACAGGGAACTCAAGGCTGAGATAAACACGCTAAAGGCAGAACTTGACCAATGGCGTGATAAGTATTTGAATCTACATAAAGAGTACACTCGTTTGAAAAGTGCATTCGACAAGATGGTAAAGGAAAAAGACAATGGCTAAAGAACCAGTATTGGCTCCTAAGGTAACTACTTCATGGGGTATCGACTATTATGCCGAACTTGAGGCTGCTAAGAATGCACCTAAGGTTGAGGAAACTCCAGTAGTCGAGGATGCACCTAGTGAGTGAAACTTATACAGTTACTGATGGCAAGTTTGACCTTGAGGTTTTGGCTGGCTCTACTTTCCCTAGTGTTGCTGGTGATTGTAGCTTTTACCCTACCGATGCTGATGGTGTTGCTTTTAGTCTTGTAGGTTGGACTGCGAGATTACAGATTAGGGAAAACCCTAGTACTGCTGCGATTTTGGACATCAACCCTACTGTAAACACTTCTGATAACAGCGTGAACTTTAGTTTGACTCCAGCTCAGACTGCGCTACTTGTAAAGACCGATTATGTTTGGGCTGTCGAATTGACTCAGACTTCAACAGGTAAAGTTTTGACCCTTGCCAGAGGACAAGTCCTCGTAACTCCAGAGATAGTTAGATGATCATAAAAGTAGTTATTCCTGATGCTCTGTATAACAGGGTTTATTTTGCACGTGGTGAACAGGGCCCTCAGGGTGCTACTGGTCCACAGGGTCCACAGGGTTCGCAGGGGCCAACAGGTTTGACTGGTGCTCAGGGTCCTACTGGTGCGACAGGTCCGACAGGGCCTCAGGGTCCTCAGGGTTTGAATGGTCAGCCAGGAGACAAGTATCACAGCACATCAAACTCGACTCTCACTATTGCTGCATCTGGAACTATCACAGCTATAACTAATGACCTTGGCTTGGACTATTCAACTGCTCAAACAGTTATCTTGGCTTACGACTTGGCTAACCACATGCACGGTGAAGTTGTCTCATACAACCAAACCACAGGTGCGCTAGTCGTAGATCTAAAACATAAAGAGGGCTCAGGCACATACAGTTCATGGGAAATCAACTTGCAGGGTGCTGTCGGTGTTGCTGGACCTCAGGGACCTACTGGAGCAACTGGTGCTACTGGACCACAGGGACCTCAGGGTATTCAAGGCAATACTGGCGTTGTTACAGCTACTGCTCCGATAACCTACAACTCAGGTACACAGGCTGTTGGTATAGATCTCACAAACATTGCTCAAAGAAACACAACTAACACTTTTGCATTAGGGCAAACTTTTAGTTCTGACATAACTCACAATGGTTTCTACCAGAACTTTAGCAACATGCTCACATCTGGTCGTATGACTTTAGGCCAATCCTCTTTGCAAGCTGGTATCCAACTATTTGTTAACTCTGCCTCAGCTGCAACTGTTGGTGCAACCATTCGTGGGGCTGTAAGCCAGACTGCTGACCTTTTAGACATACAGAACAGTGCAGGGACCGATTTATTAAGTGTGAACTCTGCTGGTATCTTAAACATGACTAGAGCTTTGATGCTGACTCAAAGCAATCCAGGTGAAATCGGTATTCGTGTTCGTGGTGCTGCGTCTCAGACTGCTAACTTGCAGGAATGGCAAAACTCGGCAGGAACAGTATTAGCGTTTGTCCGTAACGATGGCGTAATTAGGGCTCCGTTCCTATCAACTTCTACTAACTTCCTATTTGTCGGTGAACAAAACTCTGGTGGCTATATCGGTATGACAAGACAAACTGCTGCCTTAGCCAACATCGGTGCTGATAGGGCTGGAATCTATTTGAGAACAGGAACTAACGCAAACACTTTGAAACTGGTTATCCGTGCAGGTGCAACAGGAGCCGAGACCACTATCCTTGACAACATCCCTACCTAAGAAAGAAACCACATGTTTAACGTATCTCCAGAAGTAAAGGCTCAACTACTTCAAGACAGAATCTCTGCCTTGAATCTTGAGGGCTACCAGAATGAACTAAACCTAAAGTCTGCTCAGGCATTGGGTAACGATGAAGTGATCGCACAGGCACAGGCAAACATTGCTGTAATTGAATCTGCTATCCAGGTACATGAGGCTGAACTAGAGGCACTCTAATGACTACCCTTATTCATCCGTTATCGCCAGCAACCATTACCGACACTTTTGGCACACACTCTGAACTTCGTAAGTCTCTAGGGCTTGGTCCACATAGAGGGGTTGATTACTCCATCAAGCGTGGAACACCACTAAAGGCAATTGGCA